TGGTAAAAGACCAGCCAACATAGGCATCGTTGAAGATGAAGTTGGTCCTCCTCCAGCTGCCATCTGTGGATCTATTTGTTGCGCTAGCGCTGCTGCTTGTGGACTTGAGAATCTTGTCATAGTTTATATATTTAAAAAAGTTAAAAGCAGGTATATAAACCTGTAAATGCTGTACTTTATTTGATTTTTTTGTCAACGTCAACACGTTTTAGAGCTTCTAATTGATCATAAAATCTACCACAATATTGATGCTCTCCTACATGTGTAATGTAGTCTAATGCATAGATATATACTTTACCCCCCATATCTGTCCATCTTTGACAGAAACCAAAGTCTTCACCAAAGTATCTCTTAGTTTCTACATCATGTAATGTATCAAATAAATTATAAAAATTTTCTTTTGCTGTTTCTTTACCATTAACTATAGTAGGCTGATATATCTTCAATTCTGGATAATGCTTTATCATTTTTTCTATAACTTCTCTTTTAATTAACATACATCCAGTAGGAGCATGACTAACTTCTATAACTCCATGATCAGATATAATTTCTTGTTCATTATCTAGTTTAAGTGGAAAAAAGTAACCTGCCTTTAACAAATCATCTTTTGTTTTTACTAAATCTGTCCGGTGTAATTTTGCCCACATTCTATCTGTGTCAATCATTTTCATTGGATAGGGACATGCAATAATGTCTTTATCAGCACCTATCATTTTAAATATTGTATTTGCTTCAAAGTCTATGTCTGAATCAATAAATAATAAATAATCATAATTATCAGAGTGATTAAGAAACTCTGCTACACATAAATTTCTACCTTGTGTAACCAAAGATGATTTTAGTAAACTAAAACTAACCAATATATTTTGTTTCATACACTCTAATTGAAATTTTAAAACCGCTTGTGTATAATGCATAGACACATCACTGTGACATGGAGTACATACCATTATTTTTGTAACATTATCTCCACTTAAATTTATTTCCAACACACTTCTTGGTTCAACTTTACAGTTTTTTATAGTTTGATAAGTGTCATTATTTGTAGTATTTGTTTTGTCTTCAAACCAAATAGGTTTATTATTTTGCATCTATTGCTCCTTTTAAAAATCTATTCCAAGCGTTTCCTTTTATTTTCCAATTGTAGAAATGATTAACAAATTTTTGTTGCATTTTTAAATGCTCTACCATACTTGGATCTTGTAAAGATAATGCAACCATTTCAATACTACTTGCAAATTTTTTAGCTAAACTTCTATAATCATTAGAATAAGGAATATACATTGGAAACTCAGCTCCCGTTTCATATAAAGCCCCATAATTAGTTGTCACACAATAAAGTCCAGCAGCCATGGCTTCTAGTAAAGATATACAAGATGTCTCTTCCCAAATACTAGGATATACAAACAATCGATAATCTTTTAAATGTTCTTTTATATATTCGTTTGGTTTATATCCAATATAATTTACGTTAGGTAATTTTTTTGCTTGATTATATAAATCATGATAATGATGATCATTGTGATCATGAAACGCTTTACCATATACTTCTGTTGAAGAATATACATCTAAAGTTATTAATGGATTTTTAACTAACTGCATTGCACCTAACAATACAGATAAACCTCTCCATGGTGTACAGTGATGAATAATTTTTATTGGTTCACCCTTTTTATAAATAGTTGGAATAGGTTCAATATTTTCTATACCATTTTTTATAACTAAACATTTTTCTGTAGGTAATTCAAATTTTTTAATAAACTGTTCAAAGTTCCAATTAGAGTTAAATACATACCAATCATATTTATGATGATTTGATTTATCTTGAAACCAGTTAATTAAATTTTCTTGATCCCAAGAATTTTTTTGCCATAGAATATTTATTTTATCTAAACTAAGTGGTATTTTTTCTGGAACTGAGGTACAAATTTGAAATTGATCTAATAACTTTGGATCAACATGTTTTTTTAAATATTCAAATTGTAATTCTGTTCCGCCTCTAGGACTTTGGTTTGTCATTATTTTTATTCATAACTTTCTGTAAAACGTTTAATCCTTTCGGTGATACCTCTACTTTAATATCTTGTGCAATATGTTCTGCTACTGTTTCAGTATTTGGATCAGCTATATCAGCTTCTTTCTCTGCTTCGTCTTTATATATTTTATTTGTTCTAGTGTTTCTTAACACTACTGTTGTAGTACAATCAATTTTTAATAAGTCTTCGTTGGCCATTATCCATTCTCCTGTGATCTGTCTATTAAAGCATAACTTATCAGACCTTGTATTTTATTACTGCCTGTAGCTGCTGTTACTGTTATAGCATCTCCTGCTTCTAAATTCAAGCCTTGAGGTGAAGCATTTACTTGTGATTTAGCTGCTAAATCATCACGAAAAAATTCATACTCAGTGTTTGAATCAGACGAGTCAACAAAATTCATGTTTACTAAAATAGCTGATGACGCATCGTTGTTTGCACAATAGATACTTTTAACTATGATTGCCCCATCAGTAGGACAAGTAAGAACCGTTGCTTTAGCTGTGTCAGCTTGTTTAAAACCTTGATTTTTATATTGTATAGTCATTAGGATAAAAAGTAATTATATGCATCTTGCTCTTCTTTCAAGTCTTTTTGAAAAGAAAAATTAAGTTGGTTCTTTAAAGTAGCTAAAGACTCCAGTATCTGTCTTTGATTCTCTACATCATATTCTTGTTTAGGTTCCGGTATATAATTATCTATTTTTGCCATTATCTTCTTCCATCCGGTTTTATATCTACACGTAAAGTTCCATAACGCCAAGTCTCCCCTATAGCATCATTTTCTATTTTAATTGCAAGTAATCTTCCTCTAGCTCTAGTGTCTACTTTATTAGTAGATGAAGTTATTGTAAATGGTCCAAGAGGTGAACTAGATGCTGTACCACTTGGATAGTTGTTTAATAATAATGTTACTTTTGAATTACCAGTTAATACTTTAAAGTCTGGTATAAACCGTTTCATAGACATAATAAATTCACCATCACCTCTTAAATCACCTATATTATTAGAGTTAGTAATATCAAAATCACCTGATTTAATAAAAGCATCAATTGATGTTGTACCCGAGCTATTGATTTGATCGGTTCCGGTTTCATGAGCATAGTAAGTTGATGCACCATGAGTATTTGTGATACCTTGAATTGGAAAATTAGGCAGAGCAGTTTTATTATACTCAGTTGCATAAGGTAAATCATAGACCCCTGTGTCCATGTAAGATGTTCTAGCTAAAGAAGAAGTTGTCCATAAATTTTCTGAATAATTATATGTTACACATCTATTAATTTGATCAGTACCATTTTTTGGATAAAACCAATTTATTTCACCGTATAAAGTATTGTGTTCTGCATATATTATATCGCTTGCATTATAATTAATTCCTAAATTATCTCCTGTTGTAGTAAATACAAAATCTTCCACTAAACAAGGTATTGATTTTACAGTACCATCAAACATAAAAAATCCACCTTCACCTGACATCCAAAACACTATACCATTAGAATAACTAAGTGCGTTTTGTCCAATCAATCCACAGTTGGTGCCAACTTGTCTAACACTAAATGTAAATGGTGGTCCAACATATTGAATAACATATGCAGATGAATCTGTTAATACTAATGTGTAGTCTTTACCAGACACAGCACCTACAATTTCATTACCTTTATCAACTCTAAATGTTCCCGCAGTATTCGTTGCTGTTGGAGTATATGTATTAAAATCTTCTTGATTAGAAAATCTTATAAACATTGGATCTTGAGTTGCTGAATCTCCGATAGTAGTTTCAGTTCCAAAATGAAATACATGTCTATCTCTATCAGATACTTGTGTTAGTCTTGATGCAGTTGGTGCTCCTGTCATTATTGTTGCTCTGTTTGCTTTTGGATTTACTGCTCCTGCATTCCATGTAAAAGTTTTACCATTGTGAATAGTTGCAATAAGTATTTGACCAAAATTATCTAAGGACCATAAACCTGGATCAAGTGTTACTGTAGATGTTAAAGATTCATTTCCCCATGCAATATAAAATTCAACAGTAGCACCACTAGAGTGAGCAGATCTAGTGCCAGCAACCGCTCTTGTAATACCAGTTAAATTATTTCCAGTTATTCCAGTGTATGAAATATATTCAGCACCAACCCTAATAGTTCCTCCTGTGGTTGGAAAATTTGTAGTAGAAGTTAAAGTAATACTTGTACCTGATCCTCCTGTACCAGCAGTATCATCATTCAAAGCACCATTTAATGTAGATGTAACACCGGAAGCACCTCCCCAAGAAGCTGTACCCCAACCTAAACCTGCAGTTTGAAAAGTTGGACCTACTATTTCATATGGATCAATCTGTGCAGAACCGGTTCCCGATGTACTTCCAGTTGAATTAGATGGCATAGTAATTTGAAAAGTATTATTTGTTTTATTTAACACTTCAAAAGTATTTTCTGTAAAATCAGATGTTGCATATCCTGATCCTGTTGGAACTGTAACACTAGAAAAAGTTACATATCTTCCATTTTGTAATCCATGACTTGTTTTATTAACAGTAACTGTAGGAGATCCAGATGCTGCATCAAAATCAGCTCCAGTAATAGCTGTAGCCAAAGGTGTGATGTCAAAAAACTCTCCTTCGTAATATAAAAATAAACCTTGTGAGGTTCCTATAGCTACATATTTTTCACCATTTATAGATATAAAAGCATGTTGTGCTCTTGCTGCACCTGGTAATGTATTATTAGAATTAGTAAGTTGTGACCAACCTCCTATTTTTTCAGGTAGTCCATATCTAAATCTTACAAAATCACCATCTACCCATTGAGACTCGGCTCCTGAATCTGTGACCATTTTGTTAAAACCAGGCTTGAAATTTAATTTTTGTAGCATATAGTAGCTTATATATCAGTTTTACAGATAATGAAAGTAACATAATAATGGATCATTTAGAAGCAATTGTTGAGATAAAAAAAGTAATCTCAAATGAATATATAGATAAAATCATTCCTTTAATAGATAAAAAAGCTAAAAAAAATCTATCTGTTTTAGGTGGTTTAAATAAAAACATTAGAAATGTGAAAGGTTATAGTTTAAATTTTGATACCCCTACCAATATTTTTTATTGGAATTTTATAAAAACAGAAATTGAAAGACTTTATTTTTATTACAAAGCAAAATTTCCTAAAATGACAAGTTCAAAAATAAATCAAATAGACTTATTAAAATATTCAATTGGTGGAAAATATAGTGTTCATACAGATCATTACACAATATCTCCAAGACATCTAAGTGTTATTATAAATTTAAATGATGATTATGAAGGTGGAGATTTAATTTTTACTGATCAAAAAGAAAAAGAAATTAAAAGATTAAAATTAGACAAAGGTTCAATTGTATTTTTTCCAAGTAATTTTATGTATCCTCATGGTATTCAACCTATTACGAAAGGAACAAGGTATAGTATAGTTGCATGGCTGCAGTAAATTATAAATTAATAAAAAACTTTTTTTCAAA